GCCTTCGCCAGTGCCCTTTTGGGTGACTCCCATCAAAAACACTAAGGAGGTCCCTTTGGTTACGTACCCCGTGGTTCACACAACACGTCGGACGTGGTCTGCCGCCCATAACTTTGAGTTTGTACCTGGCTTAACTTGCGTTAAGCCCTGTCCCGCCCCTCATAAGGGCTCGATGGAACATACTCTTAAGGGCGTTGAGAGCGTTCTCCTGGGTGCTTCCGGACGTAATTGGCGTAAAGCCATTATGTTCGGGACGCAGGCAGGATCGCCGCTCTCTGGGAACCGTTTTGCTGCTGTTCCCCATCATGGTGGCTATTATTATAAGCTCCTTGATGCGGGAAGTTGTTGCAGCTACGGCGCCGCGCAGGGTAGCTTCGGTTATGAAGCCTTTCCGACCGTTTCTACTCTCGCTAGCTCCTTGGCCGCTAAGAAGGCGGCTGAAAAGTTGTTGGACATGTATATTGCCGGCCAGAACTCTTGGCGCGGTGGTAATTTCCTGGCTGAATTCGCCGAGACTGTCCATATGCTAAAGCACCCGATTCAATCCCTGTTTGGCCATACGACACATTTTGTTTCGAGTGTCCATGCCATTCGTAGGATTAAGAGCCGTAGTTCATACGGTCATAAATTGGGTTCACTTTGGCTTTCTTATGTCTTCGGATGGAAACCTCTGTTCGATGACATAAGTGACGCCTGTATGGCGATCAAGAAGTTGGCAGATTCTACTTATCACGACTCTTACCCTATTCATGGGTATGGCCGTGATGAGCAGTCTGTTAGCGCGGGTACTGGTTCCCTTAATTTGGGCGTCAACCAGTACACCATATACGACCGCACCACTGTTTCTATGTGGGAGCAGAAGTATTATGGCTCTATCCGTGCTCGACCTGAGAGCTTTGCCACAGTCGCTGATACCTTTGGTATTAACGGCTATGACATACTTCCTGCTATTTGGGAAGCTGTTCCTTGGTCGTTCTTCGTCGATTACTTCCTGAATGTTCAGCAGGTGATTGACTCATGGCGCTTTGCTACAGCAGATCTGGCCTGGCTTATGGGAGGGTATAAGAATACCGTTACCACTGTCTGTTCAGATAGCTACAAACGCGCCGATCTTGACGAGACGAAGGTTTTAGTTTTACCTTCTATCTCGGGGGGTAAATCGAGGTCCATTTACAAATCACGGGCCCCGATCTCTTCTTTGCCCTATCCTGGATTCCGGTTCAAGATTCCCGGTCTTGGGTCCCTTAAATGGGCCAACACCGCTGCTCTTGTTGCTCAGATTGCTGGGTCACGCCCCAGGCCTTTCACTGTTTTTTAGTGAGAGTGCTTAGGAATGTGCTCTGGCTATCTAGTAGCTTGACAGGGAACCAGTTTGCAGTTAACCTTTTTGAGGTTTCTACAAATGTCAATCGCGCTAACCACGCCGATAACCGGACAGCCGCAGACGGGCTTTACTAGCCCTACTTATACTACGGTTGTCGATACGGCCCCCCCGGGAAATCCGGGTAAGCAGGTGGTCGTAACGGCGTTAGGTGGTACGCAGGCGGGTGTTACTACTCACTCGGTTGCGTCTCCCTTCACGATCAACTTTACTCGGCCGGCTTCTCTCAAGATTTTGGGGAATCCGAATCCGATTACTGGTGTCGTGAATCTTGTCCCGACGAACACGTACAAAACGATTACTCGCAAGGGAGTTCTTCCCCTTGCTGGGCAGCCGTTCAAGGTCATGAATATTACGACCTCCTTTGACGTGCCGGCGGGCTCAGATACTGCGGATGCCCCAAATATTAGGGCAGGTGTTTCCGCTCATCTGGGCGCCCTTGTCCAGCAGAGTGCTGGCATTGGTGACATGCTCGTCTCCGGAGTCCTTTGATGGACATCGAATTCGAGCTGGAGCGTTTGCTGTTATCCCGCGATTTTCGTCAGAAACTTAACAAGTCTCTGGCTGATCGTGGTTACCTCATCCACGTTGCTCTAATCGATCAGGTAAGGAATGTTTTGGTACCTGGCGGTACGCCAGGCATCAATCCTGCCCCTACTGAAAGTAACGAGTTGCGTGAAGAGGATGTTGGCTTTCTGGCGGGCCTCCCTGGCTCGTCCGATAATCTCGATTAAACGTATCGAGATCTTAGTCTTCTTATAGGCTATGAACTAGCCTCTGAAGCTCTCCAACATACACCAAACGTAGGAGTACCACCATGCGTATTAACGCTGATGTTCTTTACTCCAATCTACTCGCTGACCTTAGTTTAGACATAGACGTGACTTTACCGTCATGGTCTGTTGATTCTAGCAGTAGACAGGTTGCCGCTTTCTGTCTGAGAGATAGCCTCCTTAAGAAGTTTATATCTGAGGGGGACAAACCCAGCGAGCAAGCGTGTCTTGCGGCCTTAAAGAAGTTTTTAGCCGTCAACGACAAGTGCGCTAATTGGTCTCTTTCGCTAGATACGTCTGCGGATGAAGAAATCCTGAACTCTGTCAAAGGAGTTCTCTATGACTTCTGGTTTGTCAGGGGGGTTGATCCCCTCATTAGTGACGTCCGAGAGATATATTTCGAAGGACGTGCCGGACCCGGAGCAAGTATATCTGCAAGGGGCGAGGATTTTTACACTAAAATGTATGACTCACCATTGTCCGCAACTGAGGGGCTCCCGGAGATCTGGGAGCGTTGTGTCTCACAGGGTGGCCTTAGTTTTGAAGCTGAAGCTTCCAGGCTTGTAGCCCATGGATACGACGTAGTAGATGCCTCAAAGTACAGTTTCGTCAATAAAACGACGACGGTAGCTCGAGGAATCTGTACCGAACCCACAATTAATATGTGGTTTCAACTCGGTATGGGTCGTCTCCTCGAAAAAAGGTTAAAATCTTTTTTCGGGATAGATTTGGCTTCACAACCAGATCGAAATCGCGAGCTTGCTCGCGCTGGCTCGGTAAATGGCACATTGTGTACCATAGACCTTGAATCAGCGTCTGACTCTCTCTCACTCGGGATGCTCGAATATATGCTTCCACGTTCGTGGATGGCACTACTTCGAATGTTCCGATGTGCGAAGACGATCCTCCCAACAGGGAGTGAGCTAGGCTTAAATATGGTCTCGACAATGGGTAACGGTTATACGTTCCCACTTCAGACTATTATTTTTGCCGCCGTTGTAAAAGGCGTTGCTGCGAGATTGGGCGTTAAGCTCGATTCTCGTAACTTCGGTGTATTTGGCGACGACATTATTTGTCCGTCACAGATATATCGTCACGTTAGCCGAGTCCTCAACCAGCTCGGTTTTACCGTGAACGCCGATAAGACCTTTGTTGAAGGTCCGTTTCGGGAATCCTGTGGTGCCGATTATTTTAACGGCGATAATGTTCGGGGCGTTTATCTTAAAAAGCTCCGATCACTACAGGACCTGTTTGTCGCCATCAACACTCTGAACCGTTGGTCTGCCAAAACTGGGATTTTCATACCCCAGACTATGCACTATCTAATGTCATTCCTTAGGAGACCATTTCCGGTTCCTCTGGATGAGTCAGATGATGCTGGCATACACACACCTCTTTCGTACGTCCGTACGATTAAGAGAAACAAGATAGGCGGGGTATTATATTCTTGTTCCCGCCCTACTAAGTACGCCTTCTATATTATAGGTGGCGTTGTGTGGACGTTTCGAGATCAGGTAAGACGAAGTTATAACCCTGCCGGGTTGTATATAAGTCTCCTGTTTGGCGGTATAAGGGGTTATTGTGTGCTCCTTAGGCAAAGGAACATACGATATACAACGAAACGTAGAGTAACCCCGCGTTGGGATTACCTACCACCCCGTCCCCTTGAGGGTCTTCATGGTCCTCAGGGGTTCAGGCGCTTCGTTGACGCCTGG